CATGTGGAACAAGGTGGTAGAGGAGTACAAAAAGAAAGGGAGGACTTATGCTGATGCTGTTATGACTGCCCAATTAACACGCATCTTGCGTGATGGGGAGTACGATCATGTAACAGGTGAAGTAAAATTATGGGAACCAATTTATGAATGAAGAAGATCTTTGGCCTCCCATTGAGGAGGCTTTAATTAAGAAGTTAGAGGAGATATATCCTGAGAAATGTCCAGACTTAGAGGCAAAAGATAGAGATATCTGGCATTATGGGGGGGCACGCAGTGTAGTGCGGATGCTCATATCCGTCTATGCTGACCAAAACAATCAGAGTATTTAGTTATGTGTGGAGGAGGCGGCGGCGGCGGCGGCGGCGGAGGTGACAACTCCGAGATGCTAGAACTTCAGCGTCAACAGATGGCTGAACAAAAACGTCAGTATGAAGAACAGAAACGAGATCAAGAAAAGAGATACGCAGAACAGAAAGCTATAGCTGAAGCACCTCCAGTAGCAGCACCTAGTCCGGTAGCACAATCAGCAGCGGCAGCACTAGAAATAACTGATGGATCATCAACGGCTGCACCTACTAGTCCTCTTGCAAGAAGGAAAGGATATGGTAGGAAACAATTTAGAACAGACTTAGAAGCAGGTAGTGGCCTTAACATCCCATAATGGAACTCACCTTAACTACTGATGTTGATGCAGTAGAAAAAAAATATGTTGAAGAGAAAGGTAGTGGTACTGCTGCTGCTAGATATCAACAACTCTGCACGACTAGAGATCCTTACCTTCAAAGAGCTAGGGATTGCAGCAAAGTAACTATTCCTTCCCTTGTACCTGAGACTCACCTTGGCGATCACGGTAGATTAAAGACACCGTATCAATCAGTAGGTGCAAGAGGTCTAGCCAATCTCAGCACAAAACTAGAGCTTAGTCTCTTCCCTCCTAACTCTCCCTTCTTCAAGCTAGAGATAGATACTCTTCTCTTACATGGTGAGGATGTAGATCCTGCCATGAAGACAGAACTAGATACTGCCTTGGTAAAGGTAGAGCTAGCTGTAATGACAATGCTTGAGACTATGAGTGCACGTGCCTCTATGCATGAAGCATTCAAACAGTTGATAGTTGCAGGTAATGTTCTTCTTTATGTAAACCCAGAAGGGATAAGAGTTATACACCTTGATAGATATTGTGTGGTAAGAGATCCAATGGGATCAATTACTGAAATTGTTATTGAAGAAGAAGTATATCCAGAAGCATTGCCAGAAGGTTTCTTACCTGATGATGTAACAACTCAAGAATCAATAGGGCCAAACAAAAAGTCAATCAAGATACATACATGCGTACACTTTGAGAATGAAAAATGTTACTGGTATCAGGAGGTAAAAGGTAAGCAGATACCAGGTACATCAGGGATGTGTCCTGAACATTGTTCTCCCTTTATCGCATTGAGATGGGAACGAATTGATACAGAAGAATACGGTCGCTCATATATAGAACAGTGGTATGGAGATTTAACAGCACTGGAATCTCTCTACCAAAGTGTGCTTGAAGCTTCTGCTGCTATGAGCAAGGTGTTGTTCATGGTTAATCCTAATGGAACTACACGACCACGTACTCTTAGTAATGCTGCTAATGGTGCAATCGTACAAGGCTCAGCTAACGATGTGACTGTCCTTCAGAGTCAAGGGAAACTCAATGACTTGCAGCTAGCATCAAGCACGATTGAAAGAATTGAATCACGTTTATCATTTGCTTTCTTACTTAATACAGCTATCCAACGACCAGGTGAAAGAGTAACAGCAGAAGAAATTAGATATATGGCACAAGAACTTGAGACTTCAATTGGTGGTTTGTATTCCATCCTTACTCAAGAACTACAACTGCCACTAGTTAGAAGGTTGATGTATATATTACAGAAGCAAAGAAAGATTCCAGTAATGCCTATGAGTGAGAAGACTGGGGAAGCAATGGTTAATCCTAAACCTGTTACTGGACTTGAAGCTATTGGTAGAGGTGATGATAGGAATAAACTTGTTGACTTTATAAGTACAGCACAACAAGCATTAGGGCCAGAAATAATGATGAAATATCTAAATATGGAAGAAGCACTGCGAAGACTAGCAGCTAGTGCTTCAATAGATACGACTAACTTAGTCAAAACATCTGAGCAACTACAACAAGAAGCTCAGGCTGCTTTGCAAGAACAACAGCAACAGCAGCAAATGGAACAGATGAATGCTTTAATGCAGTCACCAGCCGCTGCTCAAGCGGTTAAAAACTACACAGCAGAAGGTGCACCTTATGGCCCCCAATACGCAGCCGGACTTAACCCCGCAGATCCAGCAACCCAAGCCAACGTCCTCCCCAACACCAACGCCGCCCAAGCAGGACTTCCAAGTGGCCCAACAGGAGGCGAAGGAGAACCCCCAGCCTAGTGCTGTAAAGGAAATAACTGTTCCTAAAGAAGCAGCAGTCCAGAAAACTGGGAAGAAAAAATCAGTAACTCCAACCGTCAGCAAGAATGCTGAAACTGGAGAGATTACTATCTCTTAACCCCACCACATACACAGACCTAACCTTTTTTTATTATGCCTGAAGCTATTACTATCAAGGAAGATCAAGTCGAAGCTCTATCTTCTGAGAACAAGGAACAGTTAGAGCAACTAGAGAAGACAGAACTAAAAGATAGTCCTGCTGATCTTTCTACTGAACAGCCACAACAAGAAGAAAGAAAATTAGCTGGTAAGTTTGATTCAACTGAAGCATTAGAGAAAGCTTATGAGGAATTACAACAGAAGTTAAGTGGTAAGGAAGAGACTTCTGAGCAAGAATCAACAGAAGATAAACCCCAATCAGCTAAGGAAATCTATGGTGATTACATAGGTGAACGCTTTGATGAGGCAGGGATTGAATACGTTGAAATGAATGAATACTTCCAGAAGGAAGGGACACTCAGTGACCAACACTTTGAAGAACTAAACAAGGCAGGTTTCACAAGAGAAGTTGTCGAGTCTTACCTTGCTGGCATCCAACAGAAGAGTGCTGTCACTGAACAACAGATCTATGACATCAAAGAACAATATGGTGGAGATACTGGTTACGCAAACATGATGGATTGGGCTGGTAAAACTCTATCGGATGCGGAGAAGCAAGCCTTTACTGTTGGTATTAACAATCCAAACATTGAAGTCGTCAAGCTAGCAGTTGAAGGACTACATAGTAAATATGTTAAAGCTACTGGTACTGAGCCTCAACTCATAGGAGGCAAGACACCTTCCACTACAGCAGAAAGATTTGAATCACAAGATCAGTTAACAAGAGCAATGCAAGATCCTCTATATGCAACTGATCCTGCATACAGAAAGATGGTTGAGCGCAAGATTGCTAACTCTTCTATCTTCTAGAAACGAGGAGGCGCAAGCCTTGGTGGGGCTGCTGTTGGTACTGCTGGACTAGATAAGCCAGGTAGTTTAATCGACTTGGTTACTTGTTCAATTGCTTTATCCATCAAGGCATCCTTGTTCCCTTGGAACCAGAAGTACCCATACGCCCCGCCACCAACAATTGCCAGGACACCAACGCCACTAGCTATTGCAATACCATCAATGATTTTTCTCATAGTTAGTTAGGGCGTGGGAGATTGATGGACATTTATCCTATTGCTGTGATGCCTATACAAGGTTTACTGAATTGGGGGGCCGTAATATCACCGTCCCAGTACTTGAGCTGGTGTAATCTTACATCTAAAGTACTATTATATCTTCTAAAAGTTACTTTCAATGTTTTTGAACTAGTCCAAGAGGCTAGTCTTCCATTGGCTGTACTTGCAGTACCACCGATATTTATTCCCCATTTAAATGTACGAACACCCATATCATAGTCACCAGCTCCGTCATACATATTTGTTCGTGCAGAAGTAACTTCATCACTATCTATGTAGAATTTACAATGAGCTAGTGGAGAACTATCAACACCACTCCAGCAAGCATTGTATTCATAAATAACTTGAGTAGCACCAGTTGGAGGTGTGTATGCAATTTCACTACCTGTAGCAGTTATATAATTATCATTACTGGTATCTAATAGTGCAGTAACATTTGGAAGAGTTAAATTACCAGCTGAAGTAGCAATAACTGATCCATCACATGGAGAATAGAATTGCTCTAGAATTATTCTTTCGCATCCATTTTGTTTAGTTGCTATCACATCACCTGGGAAAGTCACCGACTGATTAGAAGCATGAAGTTGGATACTATCTGCTGTACCTGACGTCCCTCTAAGTGCTC